CGCCAACCTGCGTTACAGCCAGAACTCTGGCGTCAACGACAAGCTGTTCAGCGGTGATGCAGTGAAGATCGACGGCATCTACCTGCACGAGTTCCGTCACGTGCCCAACACTTCCGGCCTCGCAGCCGGTAAGTACGGCGCAGGCGGCACCGTTGACGGTTGCCAGGTGCTGTTCTGCGGCGCACAGGCTCTCGGCATGGCCGACCTGGGCGCTCCCGAGTGGAACGAAGAAGACTTCGACTTCAAGAACTCTCAGGCCATTGCCATCGGCAAGATCCTGGGCTTCCTGAAACCCAAGTTCGGCAACATCTACGAAGGCAACGCTGTCGAAGACTTCGGCGTGGTGTCTTGCTACGTGGCCCAGTAAAACTGGACTGTGGTCGAACCTCTAAGTTCGGCCACACCACGACAACCTTCACCTTAGGAACCACATCATGACTGCAAAGATCAAATCCCGCACGGCCCAGTACCCGCTGACCGCCGAATTCAGCTTCACCATCGGTGACACCATGACGAACGTTGCCGGCGGCGCCGACAACTTCGCCACGGTGGCTGCTCACGTGTTCGAGGTCATCCCGTTGCCCCCTGGCGCCGTGGTGCTCAGCGGTCACGTGGTGACCGACACCGCCATCGTGGGCTCCACCGCCTACAACGTGAAGCTCGGTGACTCAGGCTCTGACGTGCGCTACCTCGGTACCACCGACAAGACCGCCGCCGCGCTCACCAATCTGGTGCCCACCGGCTACGTCGGCTCGGGTGAAAACCTGCGTCTGACCGTGACCCCGACTGTGGCTGATGCCACTGCCGGCAAGGTCACTGTGCGTATCACTTACGTGATCGCCGGCCGCACCAGCGAGATCCAGATCAGCTAATCGCTGAACCGGTAGGGCAGGGCTCCACAAGAGCTCTGCCCTGTTCATCCACCCAACCCACGCACCTACCATGAATTACATCGCACCCCGCAACATGACTGTTGCCTCAATCTCCGGTCGCTCTGTTGCCTTCAAGAAGGGCGAGCCCACCTACGCCCCGCCCCAGATGCACGCCGAGCTGATCGCCGTGGGCATCGTGCCGGCCGAGGAAATCCCTGAGCCTGAAGAAACCGGCGGCGTCAAAGAACCCGTCGTGCCCGCTGAGCGCCAAGAGGCCGTGTTCGCGGTCTTCGAGAAGCTCATCCTGCGCGGCAAGCGCACCGACTTCGCTGGTACCGGCGCCCCGCACGCAGCGGTCCTGTCCAAAGAACTGGGCTGGGACATCGACGGCAAAGAGCGCGATGTGCTCTGGCAGAAGTTCCAGGCTGACAAGGCTGCGTAATGAATACGACAGAACTGCTCGCCGTCTTCCGTGAAGAGGTCTCTGACCTTGCGGAGCCGTACCTGTGGTCAGACACCCTAGTCTACCGGTACATCGACGACGCGCAGAAGCAGTTCTGCCGTGACACCTACGGCATCGCCGATGCCCGCAGCTTCAAGATCAATGTGTTGGCCGATGGTACCGAGTGGTACAAGCTCGACCCCCGCATCCTCAAGGTCCGCACCGCCAACGACTCACTCACTGGCCGCGAGATCCCCATGATCCCCGTCGAGAAGATGGCCGCCCAGGGCCTGGTCTTCGACGGCCGGCTCGGCCCGCTGCGCGCCCTGATCACCGGCCTGGAGAAGAACACCGTCCGTGTCCTGCCCAAGCCGAACTTGGCGTCTACGGTCGAACTTAGAACGTTCCGTCTGTCAGAAGAGGTCGAAGCAGGCGACGACTTCGAGATCGACGACCAGCACGTGCTCCCGCTGCTGTACTGGGTCAAGCACAAGGCCTACGGCAAGCAGGACAGCGAGGTCTTTGACAAAGACGCCTCCGACCGCTTCCTCGGCGACTGGAATGCCTACTGCGCCGCCGCCAAGGACGAACAGAGCCGCGCCATGCACCCGGCAGGCGCCGTTGTTTACGGCGGCATCTGATTTAACCCCAACTGAAAGGAAACATCATGGCCCTCAATACCCAACTGGCAGACGCGACCGTCAACGCCCAAGCCGCCACCCTTGCCACACTGTGCAACAGTGGGCTGATCCGTATTTACGACGGCACGCAGCCCGCCAACGCTGACACCGCACTGGGCGCGCAAGTTCTTGGCGTGACGCTGACGTTTGGTGCCACCGCTTTCCCGGCTGCCACGGCTGGCCTGCTGACCGCCAACGCGATCACATCTGGTACTGCTGTGGCGTCGATCACGCCGACATGGGCGCGCATTTTGAAAAGCGACGGCACGACGGTGGTGATGGACGTGTCGGCAGGTGCCTCTGGCGCCAACCTGACCATTGGTGCGTTTACCAGCGGCACTGAAGTGAGCGCGACCAGCTTCACGCACGACGTTCGTAACGCGACCTCTGGCTACTAATTCTGGGTAGGCCATGACAACGGCGACGGCCAGCGGCCAAGCTCAAAGCGCCACGGCAGCGGCTGGCCTGGCGGTTTCTGCCACCGTCGCAAGCGCCCAGGCGCAGGGCGCTACAGCCAGCACTTCAAAAGTTGTCGCTCAGTCGATGCGCCCGGGTGGATCGGCATTCAACACATTCCCACTGAACGGCGGGCAGCGTGCCTCTGCCGTGCTGATGACATGTTCCTCGGCGCAGGGCCAGTCGAGCATTGCAAGCGCGACACGCACGGTAGCAGCTACAGCAGCGTCCGCACAGGCGCAAACACAGGCCGCAGCCACCAGCCTTGCCCTGCAAAGCTCGGGTGCCAGTGCGCAGGCGCAGTCCGGTGCAGCCAATGCGACCAGCACGGTCGCGTTCAACACTTCGGGTGCGCAGGCACAGACTGCGATCGCCAGCACAGCCCGCACAGTCAGCCTCAGCGGAGCATCGGCCCAGGCGCAGGCGGCCGCAGCGGTCATGACGTTCGGCGCAGATGCCGACGTCAGCACAAGCCAGGCTCAATCGGCATCGGCTGAAACGGCACGGTCGGTTTCTGCCTCTGTTGCGTCCAGCCAGGCTCAGACAGGCGAAGCAGTCACCGGCAGGGCAGTGGCCAGCACAACCACTGGCAGTCAGGCGCAGTCCGGTGCGGCTACCTTTGCGCGATCGGTGTCGGCCACCGTAGCAACAGGACAAGCCCAAGTTATGCAAGCTGCAGCCATGGCGAGCACAGAGCTGTCAGCCGCGACACAGCAGGCGCAAAGCACTGATGGAACAGCAGCACGAACCCTGAACATCACCGTAGCCTCTGGCCAGGCACAGACAAGTACAGCCGAGACAAGCCGGGCCATCACGGTAAGTGGCGCCAGCAGTCAGGCACAAACCAGTCAAGCGATCGGTGGATCTGGAAACTACGCCAGTGCGGTGACAAGCCAGGCACAGAGCAGCAGCGGAAGCGCCAGCGCCGTCGTTTATGCCTCATGCGCCAGTGCGCAAGGACAGAGCGTTTCGGCGCAGACAGAGAGGGCAACACAGGCGAGCGTCAGCAGCTCCCAGGCGAGCAGCGGCGAAGCAGGCTTCATGCGCTCCATCGCGCTGTTCTCGCAATCAGCCCAATCACAAAGCACCACCAGTGCCGCGCTGCGCTCTTTCTCTCTCACGGCTTCCAGCGCCCAGGCGGGTAGCAGCGAAGCGGCATTCATGCGCGCGGTCGCGGCGTTCGCGCAGTCTGCCCAGGCGCAAAGCGCGATAGCGATGCAGTTCGAGGCTGAGGGCGTCCCACCAGGCACTACTGTGTTCACCCCAAGCGTCGCCATCTACTCGTTTGAGCCGACGCCGGGCACCTATTTATTCACCCAGCACGCTGCCGATTACTCGTTTGAGCCAACCGACGACGCCTACTCTTTTGGAGTCACACAATGACCGCAATTACCCGCTACCGTGGCGACACCGACCCGATCTCCGGTGTTGTCAGCCTCAATGACCTGCCGCTCAACGTGACAGGGTGCAGCTTTGTGCTGACCGTAGACCCCTCAAAGACGCCAGCAGACGCGACGAACAACCTGTTTGCTTTGACTGGGACGCTGGTAACGCCACTGACCGGGGAAATCACATTCCCGATCACAGCCGAGCAGGCAGACCAGACGCCTGCTACCTACTATTTCGACATTCAGTTGGTAGATGCGCTGGGATACAAAAGGACCATCGCGCTCGACAAGTTTGTGTTCAAACAAGACATCACCAAGGCGTAAACCATGACACAACTCTTTACCAACAACGCCGTCAGCGCGCTGGCCTCTGGGATCACCGACGTAGCCACATCACTGACGGTAACGACCGGAGAAGGTGCCCTGTTCCCAAGCCCGACAGGTGGCGACTTCTTTATGCTGACGTTGACCCAGGCCGGTTCCGAGACCAGCTGGGAAGTGGTCAAGGTCACGGCACGCACGGGGGATGCGCTGACGATTGTGCGTGCGCAAGACGGCACCACAGCCGCCGCCTGGGGCGTCGGTGCCAAGGCCGAACTGCGGGTGACTGCGGAGGCGCTGAATGGTAAACAAGACGCTGCCAACAAAGACGCATCTGGTGGGTATGCCGGGCTGACGCTTTTCAAACTCAATCTGCGCAACGCCGCCAATACCTTCACCAACTTCCTGACCAATACCACCACGGCTGCACGCACTTGGATCATGCCGGACTATGACGGTACGGTGGCCACGCTGGC